ATTTAACAAATATATTTCCTGTATTTGATAATTTACCTTTAAGTAGTTTATTAATCTTATTAGCCATATCAGTATCTTCTTTACTTGTAGTACTTTGTGCAGGACCATTTTGTTTCTCATTTTTATTATTAGTATTTCCACTACTATATGAGCTTGAAGAATAAGAAGCAAATTCATCTCCATCAACAAGAGCCAAATCCATAAAGTGCGAATTATTCTCAAATGTATGTTTTACTTTCTCAACTAACATATAATTTTGTAATTCAATATCTCCTAGATTTAAAAAAACAGGTATTAAACAACCTGCTCTTACTCTAATATCTCCAAGCACATTTTTAAGACTTAATGACTTAGTTTTCTTATTATATAATTTTAAGAGCATTTCTGCTTTTTTGTCCATTTCTGCTTTTGTCACGTTACTATCTACTGTATCAAATAGTTGTAGAACTCCCCAACTTCTTATATGAACTGAATCTTTTACTGTAGTAGAAATCCTTTGACCTGTGTTTTCATCCTCTTTTAATAATTTTACTTGAGTATAAGTATCACTATCAATCGAAGAATTATAGTCAAAGTCCTCAATCACATCATTATTCATAACTACATCTAATTTCATAGAAGCTACATTCTTTAATACTAGCCGACCAAAATCATCATAGAGTGTATACATTTCTTTTTTCTCTCTCAGAGTATCATCTAAAGCTGTTAGCACCATGTCAAAAAGTGTTTTATTTTCTTCTATCCTAGATATTTTATACTTAGTATCTTCTATAGATTTACACTTTAGTTTAAAATCGTCAGCTAACATTTTTATTATTTCACTTGCTGTATAATTTTTAAAAACATAAGTATCTTTATTCTTAAAATATCTCAACTGGTCATATGCAACTATCTTGATATGATTTTCTTTATCTCTTTTCTTTTGAAATATATATCCATAGAATATGCCTACACCCTTGTAATACAGCCTTACAGAATTACCTTCACAAAACTCTAATATATCATCCATAACTATTGTAAATTCAAGTTTAGATGGCGTTCCTCTTCTTTCTATTTCCCATGTAATTCCATCTAAAACTACAGGTTCATAGAAATCTTCCCAATGTGCAATAACTAACCTTACATCTCTATCATTTGCTAATACTAATTCATCAGCCAAGTTTTAACACCTGCCCTTTATAGATGGTGTATTTAGGTACTCTTTTACCCTTGTTGGCTTTATCCATCATACTTTTATTTAGTTCATATACTTTCTTGTATAACGAACCATTACCAAGTTGTTTCTGACAAATTGACCAAAGAGAATCACCACTTTTGACTGTGTATGTTTTACCACTTGGGGCATTGACTGAATCCACTCTCTTAGGTTCTATTTTTACATTAGGTCTGCCAGTATCACTTTTAGGAGGAGCAAGAACTAATTTTTTAGTTGAGTAATCTCTATATTGCTTTAATTTTATTGCAACTTTTGTATCTGAGCCATTGTCTGCATCTTCTACTATGTTATATTCCTCTAAAGAGACTTTAATATTAGTGTTAAATAGTACTTTATTCCCAAGTTGTCGAGATACAATGAATTGAAATGGCTTACAATCTGTCTTTAGTAATTCTAGTTTACTTAAAAAGAATTGAACATCTTTAAAAGCTCCGCGATAGAATGGTAACTTATTATGTGTAAATTCTGCTTCAAAACTTATTTCAGATAATCCTTCCTTTTTTAATATATTTACTTCTCCAGTATTTATTAAGTCTACAGTTTTATTTTTATTTGTAACTTTAATCTCTAATTTGCCAGGTGCAATTGGTAATTGTACTCCATCTAGGTAAAAATCATAAGCCATTTATATCCCTCCTTTCTAAACTATTCCCTCAGCTGATACAACCATAGCGTCGTTTAATTTTTCTGTTAGTACGTTAACTATACCGTCGACATCTGTATCTTTACTTATGTTGTTTGTATTGTTCATATCAATTTTAATGTTTACTCCTGTGAATCTGTTTATTGTTTCCTGTTCTGCAATGTCTCTAAGATATTTTAAATCTTCTTGACTTTTATCCATAGTTTTTGCCATTTTTGCAGTATTTCCTGCTGTGTCCTTTGCTCCTTTTGCTGCATCGCTCAAAGGTGAATTTAAACCTGCTGAACCTATGCCTTCACCGAGTCCATATTTTTTATCCCATAAGTCGTCAAGACCAAGTTTTTTCTTTGCATCTTCTGCCATTTTGCTAATATCAAATTTATCTTTTATATTAGTTTCTAGCTTATCACCCCACTTATACCCTGCATCCCATGCTTTTCCATAATTAAATCGTTCGAAATGTAGTTTATTAGGGTCCATTCGTTCAACTTTTATCTTAGCTTCTCCTGCTACTTTGTCAGTCCAACCTTGTAATGTATCTTGCCATCCACTTACTGCATCTGCCAAATTTGAGCCAAAAACTGTATCAAATGCACTTGCGATACTTCTTATAATACCTAATACAGCATTAGCCATTCCAGATACTGCTCTTATAACAGAGCCAATTGGGTCATCTAAAAAATTAGCAAAGAACTCTGCAAAACCTGCTAAAGTATTATATATTAAAGCTACAACGTCTATCATTAAATTTCCTGTTGCAATAAATAAGTTTCCTACAAAAGCAGCCGCAACTGATATTGCTCCTGCTACTGCACCAATAGCACTTATACTCGTCCCCGCAAAATGGTTGAATATAGCTATTCCTATAAAAACTGCTGCTATGACTAAAGCTATTACAGCTACAACCATTACTATTGTTGTGATTAAAAGTATCATTGAACCACTCAAAGCATCTGTTGCTATTGCAGCTGCAATACTCATCATTATATTTGTAAGTAATAAACCATTTAATAGATTCGTCCAAAACGCTTGTAAAGCCGTCCAACCTACTTGAACAGCTGTGACTATCGCACCTGCTAAAATAGCAGCTTTGTATAGTCCCCATAACACAATACTAGTAATTAATAAAGGCTGTATTATGCTCCATCCTTGTGCAATGAAATTAATGACACTTCCTATAGTTGTCAATAGCCATCCAAATCCTTGAACAACTATTCCTATCGAAACAAGCATCATATTGGCGAATCCTTGGAAAACCGGACTACTTAATAGAGTAATAAACCCATTAAAAATATCAAATCCAACAGCTCCTAAAATATATAAAGTATCTATCAGATTATCTATAAAGGTTCGAAATTCCTTACTAGACATAGATTGCTCTATCTTTTTCTGTATAACACCAAATATCATAATTGCATTATTTTTTATTGATGTCCAAATCTGTCCAAATGTGTAAGGCATTTTTTCGAATTCTGCATTGGTCTGCTCTGCTGCTGCAAGTAATGAGTTTTTTACAATATCTGCTGTTAACATTCCTTCACTTGCCATGCTTCGAATCTTTCCTATGTCCACGTCGAGGTAATCAGCGATACTTTGTATTATGTTAGGTGCTGACTCAAACACAGCATTCAGTTCCTCGCCTCTTAATACGCCAGAACCCAATCCTTGCGTAAGTTGCAAAAGTGCTGAATTGGTTTCTTCTGTTGTTGCTCCTGCGATTACAAATTTCTTGTTAAGTTGTTCAGTAAATGCTACTATTTCTTTTGTGCTGCTAAACGCTTTACCTGCGTTCATTCCAACACGAGTTACTATTTTAGCAGTATCTAAATAAGATGCTCTAGCTCTTTCAGCTGACTGAAAAATCATCTTATTTAAACCACTATCTGATTGTTGTCCGTCGTTTATCATGTTTAAACGAGCATTAGTACTTGTCATTTGGTCGCTTAAGTTAATTAAACTTCCAATACTTTTCAGTCCTATGTAAGCTCCTGCAACCTTTTTGATATTGCCCAACAGTTTATCTGTAGAACTTGCTCCTTTATTAATATCTTCATTAAATTTTTTTTGTTGTTCATCAGTCTTACCTATTTTTTGTTCTATCCTTGTGAGAATACTTTCAATATTGTTTAAACTTTGTTGAGATGCCTGTATACCACCTGTATTCAAGGGATTGTGTAATCTTTGTTGCAATCTCTCCAAGCTATTAATTGTTGTGTTAATAGATGTAGTCATATTACGAAAAGCAGGTGTCATTCCGTCGAAAATCTTTATTGAAGTTTGTATCGTAGCCATATTTTCAACCTCCTTTCTTAATTCTTGTTATATAAAAAGCACCTACTTAATAAGTAAGTGCTTTTATTTCTAATATTTATTTTTTACCTGCCCAAAACTGTTTACCACAATTTAAACATGTTACTCTAATTTTTTTAGCTCCTAAATTTCCTGCAACTAAACCTATACCACCAGTTAGACTTGCTCCTATTACTGCTTTTCCTATACCAAAACCTTTTTTATGTGCTGTCAAAGAAGTTGAGCCACATGCAGGGCAACAAGCTATTTTTTCTTTTTCTTTCTTTTCCTCTTTGGCTTTTCTAATTTTGGATATATCATCTTCTTTTTTTCTTTTTTCTTCAAGTATGTCAGAATTTTCAGCATAATATTTTCGATATGGTTCTTCTAATATTTTTCTGCAGTCTTCTAAATTTATTCCAGTTAATTCCTTCAATCTTCTAATAGAAGAGGCTTTTATAAAACTTGTTTCTTGCATTACATGTTGTAAATCAATACCCTTCAAATCATATTCCTTTTCTTTAATAATGCTTTCATTTAACATTTTTATATCAGCTATTTCCGTTCCACATTCACTGCAAAACTTGCTTCCTTTTAAACACTTTGCTCCACACTCGCTACAAAATATATATTCTACTATATCATCCATAAAATATCTCCTTGGTATTATAATATATTCATTTTTGTATAAATTACTTCATTTTATAAATATACTTATTCCCATCAAATGTAAAACTTAATATTACTGGCTTATCACTTGTTTTTACTTCATCAGGGCAATCGATTATAAATCTAACTCCCTTTGTTTCTAAAGGGTCAATACTAGAAATATTATCATAAGTAAAACCTGTGGTTTCATCTTCTACTATTGTTTGTGATGAATATTTATACCCACCATTATAATCTGCTTCAATAGTTAGTAAATCTGAACAATTTAATTCTTGTTTTTGGATATTTTTTATATCAGCAACAATATCAATATGTACTTTGCCTGACTCAGCAGGATAATGTGTATATAAACTTTCCTTAACTTTTGGTAAAACATCATAAGAGAATTCAATATTATTAATAGTGATTTCCATTTTATCTGAAATAATTTTCTCTCCTATGACTACTTCTTTATCCTTTTTTTCTTCTTTTTTTGGTTCATTATTTTTACTACTATCCTCTGGACTTTCTGAATTAGAACATCCTACAATAGCTAAACAGATAACTATAAGAATAGAAAATAAAAAACATACTTTTTTCTTCATAATATAATATCCCACTAAATGATATTCTTTAACAATATTATACTATATCAGTAAAATTTTTACATTATAATCACATCCTTTCAATAAAAAAACACCTACTATTCAAGTAAGTGTTTTTAGTGTTTTTAATTTTAAGTCCACATAGTTAATATAAAACCCTCCATTGCTAAACGCTTATTGTCTTCTTCATCTTCCTTTACATACCACATAGTTAATATAAAACGCAAATGAACAAGAAAACTTTAATAACAAAATAAGACAATTTACATACCACATAGTTAATATAAAACTGACTAATATTCAAGCAGCGGCATTAATGCGTGCAAAATTTACATACCACATTGTTAATATAAAGCAAATTTTAGAATTTTAAAACTTTCTTCCACATTTTCATTTACATACCACATTGTTAATATAAAACCTGGAGGAGTTTTATTTGGGGAAGTAGGTGCTGTTGTCTTTACATACCACTTAGTTAATATAATTCCCTACTTCTATTATACCATTTTTTAACAAACAAAGCACTTGAAACAACATAATATCCAAGTGCTTTATCTATTTATTTAATTATTTTCCCTTTCTTGTTGCTCTCTAAGTATTTCTCTCAATATCTCTGCATATTCTTGAAATTTTTCTTCACTATTCTGTTTTAGTTCATATAACGCATTAGCAAACTTCACAAAATACTCTATATCTTCATCAGTTTTTAAATTATATTCATTAAGTAAATTCTCACGCATTTTATTAATCCCCCTCAAAATAAAACTAAAATCTAATTATTTTTATACAATATATAATAGTTTTTCTTGTCTCCTTTAACAGAAATGGGATTATTATTTTCTTTCAACCACTCTTTTACTTTTTCTGTAACCTTATTAGAATATTTGGTTACAGTACCAGTCCAAGAACCGTTGGTTTCTAGTACTGTTTTCATTTCATCTTCTTTAATATCAAGCTTTCTTATAATTTGTTTAACTGCTTGAAATGCTGCTTTATTAGACATTGTGTAAAGTCCTAATTTTTTTGCAATCTGCTTTGTATCATAAAAATGTTCCTTTTCTTCAATTTCAAGCGGAATATCAACTCCTGCTTTTTTAAAAAATGTTTTAGCAACAAGAAATTGCATACTTTTATCAATTTTTAAATCTTCAAAAATCGGAGTTATTAATTTAATTGACTCATTTACTGCTTCTAATGTTTTTATTTCTTCTTTAACTCTAAAATAACTATTTACTAATTGTCTTTGTACTTTCCATGCTAAGTCATCTGTAAAAGATTTTACTAACATTAGATATCCTGTTTCAGTTATTAAGTATGTTCCTGAATTGTTTATTTCAGAGCGACGAATTTCGTTGCTCCCAATGTCAGATGGCTTAATAAAGAAGTAATCTTCCTCTTCTATGAAATGTTTCTTATTTTCTCTAAAATTTCTACCTGCTGTTCCTTCTACTCTTTCATGTACCTTGTCAATTTCTTTAAATGTCACAACTCTTTGATTATTAAACTCCTTAACTTGCACTTCTTGGTTGTTAATTAGTACTAGATTGTTCATAAAAATACACTCCTTAATTGATTTTTTTTAAGGAATGACATATACTATAATTAATGCATATGTAGTATATGTCAATAAGAGTTACTCAAACTTGGTAGGGGCGAGTGGCTCTTATTTTTTATTCCTTAAGTATATTATATCGTACGCATTATATAATGTCAACATTATATAATTATATTATTTACATATTATATATTGCAAACATTATATAATCGTTGTATAATATACTTAAGAGGTGAAAAAATGTATTTTAACATTGATAAATTGCTTGAATCCAAAGGTCTAACTAGATATTGGTTAGCTAAAGAAGTAGGTATAGCTTATCCTAACATGATGAAATTAGCTAACAATGAAACAAGTTCTATAAAATTAGATTTATTCGAAAAGCTTTGTCTTGTTCTTGAATGTACACCTAATGAACTTGTTACTTTATCTAGCAAAGAATAACAAAAGCACCTACTATTTAAGTAAGTGCTTCTTTTTTCTATTTAATTTTGAATCCACATAGTTAATATAAAACAATATCAAATAAATCTATTTTTTTCTTTTTCCAATTTTTTATATACCACTTAGTTAATATAAAATGTTGCTAAACTTAGGAGTATAGCGGGAGTATATATCTTTACATACCACATAGTTAATCTAAAACCAAAAACAAGAAAAGTAACAAAGTATGAATATAACTAATTTACATACCACATAGTTAATATAAAACCCTCCATTGCTAAACGCTTATTGTCTTCTTCATCTTCCTTTACATGCCACTTAGTTAATATAAAACTAGAAACACTTAAAAAGTATTTTAACTATAAAGAATAATTTACATACCACATTGTTAATATAACTCTTACCTACATTATACCATTTTATACCAAACAAAGCACTTGAAACTATGTAATATCCAAGTGCTTTATATGTCTATTTATTCTCTTTTTTTCTTTTTTCCTACATTCTTCTTTCACCAAACTTACAAATCTATAAAATTTATCTGGATTTTCATTTCTCATTTTTTCAAAGATACTTCCAAGTTCTCTAATAAGTTCTATTCTATCCATATCAAGTAAATTCTCATACATTGTATTAATCCTCCCCAAAACTAAAATAAACTAAAATAAATTATTTAATACAATAGAATTTACTCAATCTTATAAACCACATGAAAATTCTTCTTCTCACCTTGTATCTTGGTAGGTCTATTATTCTCCTCTATCCAATTTCTTATTTTATCTATTACACTTTGTGAATACTTTGTTGTAGTTCCATTCCAACCTTTTTTATTTGCTAAGACAATTAATTTTTCTTCTTCTTCAATATCTAGTTTCTTTATAATCTCACAAACTGCCACAAAAGCAGGATTATTTGTTTTAGAATAAATATTTAACTTAGTTGCTATTTGTACAGTATCAAAGAAATGTTCTTTTTCTTCAATCTCCAAAGGTAACTCTATTCCTGCTTTTTTATAGATAGTCTTTGCTGTAAGTAACTTTGCTTTTTCATCTATTCCAGCATTATCAAGAAAAGGTGTTAGTATTTCTATAGTCTTGTTAACTGTATCTAGACTTTCTATTTCATTTGCCTTGTCTCTTAATGCTTGAGGGTCAGCATTATTTGTTATGTATGCACCAGTTTGTCGAATTTGAGGTAGTACTTCTTTTGTAACCCAATTCTTAAAATTTTTAGCTGTCTCTAACTTGCTCCCAAATATCAGAGAATAAAGTCCACTTTCATTGGTTATTTTCATATTTCTATTTTGGCTGCCGTCGTGAATCACGACCTCAGCTATATCATCATTATCAATGTGAGTTTTTAAAGCTTCTCTTGTATTAGAATATCCCAAAGCTTCTGCTATATCTTTACCAACAAACCAAATTTCATTATCAATATCAACTGTTCTTATTTCTCCAAAATCTTCATTTTTAAATATTTGTAAGTTATTCATCATACATACTCCTCCTAAATTTAATTTGAAAGAAGTTTCTCTATATGATAAAATATTTCATATAGAAGATTACTTCTTATGGTTTAAATAGAGTGTTCAAACTTGGTCGGGCGAACACTCTATTTTTGTTATTTTTTTAGGTCATCATATATTTTGTCTATACCTTTTCTTATTATTTCAGAACGATTACTATCTAATAAATTTACACATTCATCTAACTTATCAATAGTATCTTTGTCAGCTCTTACTCTAATCATAGTATCTTTTACACTTTCTGTTGGACGACCCATCTTTTTTTGTGGCATCTATTTCACCTCACTTTTGTTGCTACAAATATATTATAATTTATGTAGCAACAAAAGTCAATAACTTATTCCAATTTTTTCTAATTATTTCACTCAACCGACCAATTTGAGCAAAACAAAAGCACCTACCAAAAAGTAAGTGCTTTCTTTGTTTATTTAGTTTTGAATCCACATAGTTAATATAAAATAATGGGTGAAACATTTAAGTATGTAGGCTCTATGGTCTTTACATACCACTTAGTTAATATAAAATAATAGATGTAAATAGTAAATTACCTTTATCATCAACCTTTCCATACCACATATTTAATATAAAATCTGTAGACTCTAAAGAATGTGTACCTTTAGTACCCTTTACATACCACATAGTTAATATAAAACATTTTAGGTACTTATTTGATTGCATTAGGAAGTATAATTTACATACCACATAGTTAATATAAAACTTGTGTCAAAGAAAGATTCATCTTCTTCAATTTCTATATTTACATTCCACATAGTTAATCTAAAACTTTATTAATGCAGTTTGAGTTTTGACCATGTTCCCATTTATTTACATTCCACATAGTTAATCTAAAACACTTTAACATCTTTAAAAGCCAGATAATATGCTATACATTTACATTCCACATAGTTAATCTAAAACTTTGACCATATACTTTCAGAATAATTTTTTCCTGCCCAATTTACATTCCACATAGTTAATCTAAAACGAAGCTGAAAAGATAGATATGGCAGCTAAATCAACATTTACATTCCACATAGTTAATCTAAAACGGTTCTACAAATTCCATATGTTCACCCCCTTCCTTTTATTTACATTCCACATAGTTAATCTAAAACCTCTTAAATAGTCCCATTTTTTAACAATCCCTAACGAATTTACATTCCACATAGTTAATCTAAAACTAGCGCAAGTTGCTTTAAAGTTTTTCCCTGCGAATTTTTTATTTACATTCCACATAGTTAATCTAAAACAAGATAGCTGAAACACTAATGAATAGTTCGACAGCTAATTTACATTCCACATAGTTAATCTAAAACCTCAAAATAAACTTAGCATTTCCAATACCTACACATACACATCTCTCTCAAATTTGCAGTGAACCATGAGTAGTGCAAATGATAACACTTATCACACACCCTCAACACCTTATATTTCAACTGTTAAACTTCAATTTATCACAAATATCGCTCACTGCAAAACTATTTATATTTTTATTATATCATAAAAATATTATTTTTGAATATCTGTACCAATTTGTGGTATAATAAAAGCAAGGAAATAATTTACTCCTACAAAGAGTGATTATTTTCAGTTGTTAAGTGAAAATATTATTTTTTTAAATCACCCTTATTGGCGTCTGGGTGATTTTTTATTTTGTCATAAATATAATCTGATATAACACCAGCTAGTATGCTTAATAAAAAACCTATCATATAATTTCACCTCCTTCCTTATTTGGAATTTGGCGTTTAATATGAAAATAATCACCCTTCGCACTTTCGATTATTATCCTTGCTATAATTATTATAACATATAAGTATTACATATTTTACCAATTTTTTTATATAAACAATGAAATTTAAGTAAATAAATACCTACTTATTTATATATATTTTATAAATTAATGGTTTTATAATCAAGTTTTCATTTTTTTAATAAAAATTTTTATTTTTTATTTTATATAAACAATATTTTTTCTAATTTGTGGTATAATAAAAGCAAGAAGAACTACAATCTATTTTGCGGTAGAGTGAAGTTCATAATTAAATGAATCTATTTGAACTTATGGAACTTGATTTTAAAATCAAATTCCCAGCCACTTTTACTCTTGCCACGAGTAGAGTGGCTTTTTACTTTTATAAATACTTTACAAATTAAGCAAAATATTAAACTAGCAATAACGCCAGCTATTACATTAAGTAAAAAGTTATTCATACTTCCCACCTCCTTTCATTAGGAAGTAGGTTTTATCCCAGTATGAACTCCACTCTATAAATTGTAGATTACATCTTCTTGCTAAAAATATTATAACATATAATTCTTACATATTTTACCTATTCTATATTTATTTTTTTATTTTGCTATCTTCTTCGTCCCCTCTTTCTCTCTCTTTCAGCTTCTTTCATAGCTTCCTCTTCATCTTCTATTTTAACAAGTATAGAGGCGGCTGCTAATGCTCTCTCATTAACTTCTAAATTCATATATTCACTTGGCTTCCACTTTAATTTTTGAATACAATAATGAGTTATACTAGCATCAAAATCGCCACCTCTAATTAGTTTTTTGCTTCTTCTACTTTATCTTCAAAAGTTGTATCAAATCCGTTTACTTCATTTACCTTTACTGTATAATTGACATACTCACCTGCTGTAAGCATTGTCTTTAATAACTGAGCTTCTCCCATAACTCCATAACTATTTTGCAACTCAACATCTTTCAAATCTGGAAATACTGTAGATGCTACACATAATTCGGCTACATAACTATTATAGTCAATTTCACTTGTGAATTGACCTGTTGGCTTCCCATTATTGCCAATCACTTTCACTCTTTTGGTACAGTTTCTTCTTAATACTTCATCTTCCTCAGAAGATAAAACTCTTAATTCCCATTCAACTGGCTTTCCTTCTTCGTCTAAAAATCTATCACTTGCCACATATTTTACATTATCAACCTTTATTGCATTTTGAGCTAAAAAAGCATTTAGCTTACTCATATTATCTCTCTCCTTTTATTTTAATTTTTCTCATAAAAAAACACATCTATAATTTATAAATGTGCGTTTTATTCCATTCCATTTATTATATTGAACTTTTCAACTATTTCCCAATCTTCACAAGTAAACTCCATGTCCTCATCCAAATATTCTCCATCTGCATCAAACTTAACTATAATTCCACTATCCATGTTGCAATCCTTAAGTATTATAGTTTGACGCCCAGCTGAACTTGTTGGGTCTTCATTTGTTACCTGTATATCAAAATAAATATCTTCACCAGTCTCTTTATACTTATAAAGAAGCTCTCTAAATATAGAAGTATTGTAGTGAAATGTTGCACTTCCTGTGTATTTGCTTCCAGTACTTTTATTCCCTTTTGTAGTGCTACCTAAGATAGGAACTTCACTTTTATTCTTTTCCATTTTAGCTTCTAAGTTAATAGCTTGCATAAAGTTATATCTTTTACCTTCAATAGTAACATAACATTCTGCTTTAGATGCGCTTATTGTATCTCTTGCTTTTATTTGCTGAAACATAATTCAATATCCTCCTTCCTAACTAACTGAAACAGTCATATAAAGTTTACTCATAGCATTTATTACCTTAACAGCATCAGATACTATGACAGTTTTCTTATCATTTCCAAGCTCTACACTAACATCATCAGTTTTAAAATCTTCTATTGCTCTAATGTTTTCTAGTTCTTTGTGGTGTTTTACTACATCATTCCAAAATGAGATACGACCAGCTTTATCATTTGGCACTTCACCCAAGTACTTTGTATTAAATAAAGTCGCTATATCATTGGCAATTTGGTCTAATACTCTAATAGATTGATTACTTGAAAAATCATCATTTTTATCATCTGTAAAACTAACAAAAGTATTTATATCCTCTAAGACATGAACTTCATCTCCAACCTTGTGGAATATAAACTTACCAGTTTTTAAAGCTTCTTCAAGTTGTATTTGAGTATAATTAACATCAACATCAAACTCACCATCATACTTTTTATTTGTATTAGATTTATTTATGTCACATCCAGCTATAGCTCCAGTTGACCAATAAATCAAACTAGATTCAACTAAATCTTTATCTTTAATCTTATTTTCTACAGATACTACACCCTCATAATCCACATCACTTTTCTTATATAATACAGTTTGAAACTTTGCTCCAACTCTATCACGCATTCTCTTTGTAAATTCTACAAATAAACTTTTAATTTCTGCTGTTGTAGCCAAACATCCTAGTGCATTAAATGAGTAGCTTTCTATTTTGTCTAAGAAAGCTTGGTACTCTGCTCCTGTCACAGCTTCGCCATTAGTTCCACCAGTAAATACAAGTCCTGCACTTGCTTCTAGTGTTGCATCCTTCTTCCAAGTGATATAGTCATTATCTTGTAAGTCTGTAATGACTTTAGCTACTTGAATATCTACCTTCTTATTATCTAAAAGTGTTACAACATCAAACTTAGTGTTATCATCTATATTTGTTGTTACTATAACTTTTAAATCATTACCTCTAGTACCTGAGTACTTAGCTGTAGCAATACTGCAACTAGCTTTAACACCTTTATTCAATTTATAAAAATATCCCAACCTTATATTTTTAAATAAATCTCTAAGACCTTTCAACTTATCATGTGTATAATCATATCCAAAATACTTAGTTGAATACTTCTCAAAATCATCACTGGTTACTTGAAATACTTCTTCATCTATGCCCCAATCTAACTCTAAAGGCATTGCAACAATACCTCTATCCGATAATGAACTGGTTGCCCTCTTAGCTGAGATAAAATTTATATATGCACCAGGAAGTATTTTATTTTGCGTTACGAATGTTCCTCCACCTAAAGCCATCTAACTCACTCCTTTCATAAAATTATTTATTATTTTCTCTACCTCTGAGAAAGAATATAACTCATTTTCTTTTAAAATTGCATTTAATAAGTCTTTTCTATTTATATACTTCTTAGAATTAACTATCTGCTCCTTAGTAAACTTGTAATCGGTTCCTTTGCTTAATGTCTTACTCAAAATTATCACCTCTCTTCAAACCACCGAATAACTCTACTGTATCCATCTTATTGGTATCATTATTTTTTATAGTAAAATAGTTATAATCAACAAAGAAATGAAGTACATTATCTACAATTTCAAAGTTCATATTTGTACCTCTGACTAAATCTCCATCAATTTCTATATACTCTAATTCCTCCAGTAGCATCTCAGCTACCTCATTTATTTCAAATGATTTATCATTACTTTTGGGAAAATAATGTACATCAAAAGAGTTCTTTTTTAATGTCCTGCCACTTGGATATGATACTTTGCTTGGATTTAAAGGAACAATAAAAAAACAAGGTTCATTTATACCTTGCTCCACATCTTCACTATAAATTGTATAACTCTCTCCAAATGATTTATCTAATTTAATAGATATTCCATCTACAATATTATTAAGCATCAAACACTCCTTTCAACAAAATTAATAGCTTTTTCTCTATAATCTTATCAATCTGACCTTGTAACTCCATTTCTGAAATAGTTAAGAAATGTTGTCCTTTAACCCATCCCTTACCATCTTTAGTTCTATGCCCGAAATTTACATAACTTGCATATTCAGTCGGATTAACAACTTCTATAATATAATTATTTCCTTGTTTATACACAGGAAGCGACCTAGCATAAGCCACTCCATTCCATCCTTGTCGTAAGAATCCTGTATCAACTGGTGTTCTTCTAATTACTTTCCCAAGTAATCGTGCTGCTAATTCTCTTGCTGCATCCTTGCAAAACTTATCTAAATCAATCTTTGTAAGCTTCTCCATCTTTTTACAAACGCTTTTAAACTCTCTAAAATCAACACTGCCCCATCTAGCCATTATGCTTTATCCTTAAATAACTCAAGTATTATTTCTTGATGGTTTGAATATATAGCTGATTCTCCACTTCTTACATATTCTTTATCATTTATAATAAGTTTTGAACCTGCTTTAATTTCTATATCTGGAGATATAAAGAGTTTAATAGTTTGCTCTATTTTAGCTACTTTTCCATCTGTAGTTGATGTAATATTTTTATATGAAAGTTTAGATGGTTGATTTTCTAATACAATCACTTCTTTATTGTTAGTTCGTTTTGTTACAGGGTCTTTAATTGGCTGATACTCAACTATAGTGCATTTATCTCTATATAGCATTTCTATTGCTTTTCTAGTTTTACTTACCATCTTAAGCACCTAAAAGTTAATATCTTATTCTTACCATAAGTTAAAAGATAGTTTAC